CAAACCAAGTTGCTATCGCTGAAGTGTCTAATAACGTAGAGTTTGGTGGTAATAACTACGCTCAACTACAGAACGAATATAACAAGGTTGCATGACAATGGCTTTCAGTATTAAACAAAATGATACCTCTCCTGCATTGCAAGCCACCCTCAAGGACGCAGCTTTAACGGCTATTGACCTTACAGGGGCCACTGTTCGCTTCCACATGAAGTCTGTAGATGGCACCGTCAAAGTTGATGAGGTGATGACTGTTGTAAGTGAAGATAATGGTATCGTTCAGTATGATTGGGTATCTGGTGACACTGACACTGTTGGGACATACTACGTTGAGTTTGAGGTTACTTATGCAGATGCCTCTGTAGAAACCTTTCCTAACAATGGGAATAAAGTTGTTACGGTAGTCAAGGAATTAAACTAATGCCCACTTGGACACGGCATCTTTACGAACATGACCGCCTAGCTATTGCTAAAGGTGAAGTCAATGGTCACTCTGGTGTCCACAAGTTTGGTGCTGTCCCTGCAATGTCTCAGAACCAGTCTGGTACTATCTGGGATATTAACGACACCGATTACCCTTGGTCGTCCCTCACCTCTGCAAGCACTTTAACTGTCCCCGCAGTTAATGCAAGTGACAATGGTAAAGAGATCACTGTAATTGGCTTGGGCGCAAACTATGCGGAGCAAAGTGAAGTAATCTCCGTATCCAGTGCTGGGCCTGTTACCACAACTAAATCCTTCCTCCGGGTTTATCGTGCTTACATGTATAATGGTTCTTCCACCAATATCGCTGACATCAACATTCAAGTTAGTGGTACTACAGTAGCTCGTATTTCCGCTGGTAATGGCCAGACCCTGATGGCTGTATATACAGTTCCTGCTGGTTACACTGCTTATCTCACCAAGGGTGTCTGTAGCTGCCAAGTTGGTGCTGATGCTACCGGGGATATGTATGTTCGTTACGGGGGACAAAGTGCTTTCCGTATTGGTCACAGCTTTGAAGTCTCTGGTGCTGGTGGTCAGTATATCTACGACTTTGATGTTCCTGTCGCTATCCCTGAGAAGAGTGACATTGACCTGAGGGCAAAGGTCCGTAGCAATAACGCCCGTATCACAGCAGCTTTTGATTTAATCTTAATGAGAAACGAATACGGACATCAATAATATGCCATATAGTTCTGCAAAAGAAGTGCCTTCTAATGTTCCAGCCGGAAAGAAAAGGCAGTTCATGGAAGTATTCAATTCCGTTTATTCTAAAACTAAAGATGAAGGACGTGCTATGGCTGCTGCTTACAGTGCAATTAAAAAGGCTCAATACGCTAATGACATCTTCACTACCGAGATGGAAGCTGTAGCCCGTAGCTACGACATGGGTCTGGAAGGTAAAGTCCACGTTTCTGATTACAACGGACAGGCCGTTTATATGCCCGCTGAGAGCCACGAGGACTATCTGGAACACTATGCCCCAGAAACGGAAGAGGAAGGGCCTGAAGAGGCCCCTGAGAGCCGCCTAGAGATGCTCCGTGTAGTGATCCAAGAAATTCTGAAAGAGGACATTCAGAAGGCAGAATATCAGGGACAAAAAGTCTCCCTGAATAAACCTCGTCGCACTAAAGGTGGCAATAAGAAGTTTGAAGTTTTTGTCATGGATGGTAGCAAAGTTAAGCGGGTTACTTTTGGTGACCCTAACATGGAAATTCGTAGAGATAACCCAAAGGCTCGCGCTAATTTCCGCTCCCGCCATTCGTGCGATACAGCTACCGATAAGACCTCTGCTCGTTACTGGTCTTGCCGCATGTGGGAAGGAGACACTTCGGTGAGTGAAATGACTAAGATCGAAGGGAAGATTCTGAAGGCTGACGACGAACAGCGTATGGTTTATGGGTGGGCTTCGGTAGTTACCGAAAAGGGCCAACCAGTTATTGACCGTCAGGGAGATGTTATTGAACCTGATACGCTAGTCAAAGCTGTAAATGATTTTATGGAACATGTGCGGGTCGGTAAGACTATGCACATTGGAGAGCAAACTGGAGTAATCGTTCACTCCATGCCTATCACTAAGGAGATTGGTGAAGCTCTCGGTATTCAGAGTGACCGCGAAGGTTGGGTTGTCGCATATAAAGTTTACGATGATGCAGTCTGGAATATGGTTAAATCTGGTGAGTTGGCCGCTTTTAGCATTGGCGGTCGTGCAATAAAGGAGGACTACAGTGCCTAACCTTTTGAAAAATCTTGAGCTAGAGGAACTGTCTCTGGTAGATCGTCCTGCCAATGCACAAGCAATGGTCTCTCTGTTCAAGCGTGACACTACTGAGGAAGTAGATATGGATAAAGAACTCGAAACGGAGATTGAAGCGGAAGAAGTAATCACCGAAAAGGCTGATGAAACTGAAGCTGAAGTCGAAAAAGCCTCGGAAGAGCCGACTAAACTGGACCTCCTGAAAGCTGAAAACGAACGTCTCCGCAAAGCTCTCATTGAGAATGGATATGTCATCGAAGCTCACGCTATCACAAAGAAAGCGGAAGTTGAGATGCTTGAAGTTGAGGGTGAAATGGTCGTTAAGTCGGACATTCCCGCCCCTGTTCTGAAGGCCCTTGAGGTTGCTAAAGCTCAGGCTGAAGCCACTGCTATTGAAAAGGCTGACATTGAACTGACGAAACGTGCTGGGGAAGCTCTCCCGCACTTTGATGTAGCGGTTGCGAAGTCGCTCGTCAAGGCTTTCTCGGAAGAGGAAGTTATCATGGAAGCCCTCAAAGCTGCTGATAAAGCCTTTGAAGCTGCTATGACTGAATTTGGTAAATCGGACGTTGATGGCGAGTTTGCTACCGCAGCCGACAAACTAGATGCTCTCGTTAAGTCCTACATGGACGAAAACCAATTTAAAAAGAGTGACTATGCTAAGGCTTATGCCGCTGTGGCTAAGACCGATGAAGGCAAAGCTCTCATCAACAAATCCTATAAGGGAGAATAAAGATGGCTGTTATGCAAAGCCGTGATACCCGGACTGAAATTGCAGGTGTTGACCTGTCGTCCGCTCAATTCAAGTTCGTGACCCTCGAATCGGATGGTCAAGTTGACCTCGCCAACTCGGCTGGTGAACAGTGCTATGGTGTGTGCATCGTTGGTGCCGCTGCTGGTAATGCTGTGACCGTTGTCCGCAGTGGTTCCGTTCTGGTCGAAGCTGGTGGCACTATTGCCGCTGGTGCTGCCGTTCAAGCTGGTGCTGATGGTACTGCTCTTGCTGCCGCCTCTGGCGATGTCGTCATGGGTTACGCTAAAGAAGCTGGTGTTGATGGTCAGATCATTGAGATCGAACTCATCACTGGTGGCAATATCGTCGCCTAATAACCAGCATTAATGAAAAGGATTATTTAATATGCCTATGCTGACCCCCTCGTCGGTGCATATCGACCAGCCGCTCACCAACCTGACGCTGGCCTATGCCCAAGAACAATCGAACTTCATTGCTGACAAAGTGTTCCCCACTGTTGGTGTGCAACGTCAGTCGGACAAGTACTACATCTATGACCGTGCCAACATGAACCGCACGGGCGATGTGAAGAAACTTGCCCCTCGCACCGAAGTCAACCGTATCGGTATGTCGATCTCAAACAGCAGCTACTATGCTGACGTTTATGGTCTCGGCATGGACTTTGATGAGCAAACCCTTGCTAACGAAGATGCGGCTCTGGACATTCGTTCCGCTGGCGCTCAGACTCTTATGACCCGCTTGATGATCCATCGCGAAGAGCAGTTCGCTGCTTCGTTCTTTGCTGCTGGTATCTGGGGTTCGCAGTCCACCCCGTCGAACCTGTGGTCGGACTACACCAACGGCACTCCGATTGCTGACGTGACTGCTGCTCGTCGCGCCATGCAACTTAAGTCGGGCGGCTTCAAGCCGAACACTATGGTTATTGGCAAGGAAGTTCGTGACATCCTCATCAACCACCCTGACATTCTGGCTCGCCTCAATGGTGGTGCCACTGTGTCGAACACCGCCCTCATCACCAATGCTAAGTTGGCTGAAATCTTTGAAGTAGAAAACCTCTACGTCATGGAAGCGGTGAAGAACTCGTCGGTTGAAGGTGTCGTTGAGTCGAACGCCTTTATCGGTGGCAAGCATGCCCTGCTGGTTCACACCCCCTCGTCGGCTGGTCTGATGACCCCGGCTGCTGGTCTGACCTTTGCTTGGAACAACATTCCGGGTGTGAGCAATCTCGGCGTTACTGTCGAGTCGTACTCGGATGATGCCCTTCGCCGCCAGCAAGTTGCTGAACATATTCAGGTTAAGATGGCTTACGACATGAAGGTCGTTGGCGCTGACCTCGGCTATTTCTTCAACTC